GCAGGGTTCGGGCAATCGTCTTGAACCTTTGATTGTGAGCATCACTACTGCGGGCTATGACTTGGACACGCTTGCGGGGCAGATGTATCAATATGGGAAGCGGGTTGCGGCTGGTGAAGTTGATGATGCTTCATTCGGGTTTTGGTGGTGGGAAGCGGATGCGGATTGCAGGATTGATGACGCGAAGCAATGGCGCAAAGCCAATCCGAACATCGCGGAAGATTTGATGAGCGAAGAAGATTTGCAGGTTGCGGTGAAGGCTTCGTTTGAAGGATCGGAAATGTCGGTGCGTAGATGGCGGCTAAATCAATGGGTTCGTTCGCAAGAAAGTTGGTTGCCTGTGGGCGCGTGGGAACAATGCCGATCAGATAAACAGTTGCAACCCGATCTTCCCGTTTGGGTTGGGATTGATATGGCTTTGAAGCACGACAGCATCGCGGTTGTTGTGGCACAGCCGCAGGATGATGTTGTTGTTTTGCGTTCTAAGATTTGGCAACCGAAGGATGAAGGCGTGGATGTGTCGCAGGTGGAACACCATCTTCGGGAACTGCACGCAACCTACGATGTGCGCGAATTCGCGTTTGACCCCGCTTACTTTCAGCGTTCGGCGGAAACGCTTTCGGATGAAGGTTTGCGGATGGTGGAATTTCCGCAGAATGGTCAGCGCATGATCCCTGCTTGTGGTCACGCCTACGAAATGATTGTTGGTGCGAAGGTGGCGCACGATGGTTCGCCCACCTTCACGGATCAGGTTTTGAGCGCGGCGCAACGGATGACGGATAACGGTTGGCGGTTGAGCAAAGGCAAGAGCAAGCGAAAGATTGATGCTTGTATTGCTATGGTTATGGGGTTAGACAGGGCAACCCGAAAACAAACAGCCGCCATTGACAATGCCCCGATGGTGGTGAATGTGTGGACATGAAGAACATCTTGAAACATTTGACACGGGATCGGGTTACAACTGCGCTGGAAGTGGTTGGGTTCGTGGCTGTTTCGGTGGGAATTGGGTTCTATTCCGTGCCAATCGCCCTGATTGTGGGCGGGATTATGTTGATTGCGGCGGGGGTGTTTAGCGCATGAGCCTGTTCAAACGAAGCGAGACACGCGCACTTCCATCCACGATTGATCCGTATGGTGTGACAGCACGCCCGTTCTTCAACAACTATTCGGGTGAAGTGGTGAATGAAACCACCGCGTTTGCGCATTCGGCGGTTCTTGCGGCGGTGACTTTGCTTGCGGATTGCATCGCGTCTATGCCGCTTGAATTGACGCGCACACGCGGCGGGCGCATTGAACGCCTACCGACACCATCGGTGCTGATCAAACCGAACGAACATCAGACGATGTTTGAATTCGTGCATCAAACGATGGTGACGCTTGCCTTACACGGGAACGCCTACATCTATGCCCCGAAGGGGAATAACGGTTTGCCTGTTGAGATGCGCAACCTGCATCCGCACGAAGTGAAGAATGTTGTGTATGACGATGTTGGCAATGTGATTTATGAGATCGGGCGCACGCAATACAGCAACAAAGAAATCCGCGCTATTCATTGGCTGATCCTTCCGAACCAGCGTCGCGGTATCTCACCGTTGGAAGCGATGCGCAACACGATTGGTATGGGGATTGCGATGGATCGGTTCTTGTCTGCGTTCTACGGTGAAGGCGCAACACCGCAATCCGTGTTGGAAACTGACCAATCAATCACGCCCGATCAGGCGGCTGTGCTTCGTGATACTTGGGAACAAAGCCACTACAAGCATCGCCGCCCTGCGGTTTTGTCTGGCGGTTTGAAGTGGCGTTCCATTACGACAAGTGCGGCTGATATGGAAATGATTGCGCACCGTGAAAGCATCGTGCGCGACATTGCCCGCGCCTACCGAATTCCGCTTTTCTTGTTGGCTGGTACGGGCGGCGATACCCAAACTTATTCCAATGTAGAAAGTACGGGTTTGAACTTTCAAAGGTACACCCTTCTGGCATGGCAACGCCGCTTGGAAGATTGCTTTTCTGAGATGTTGCCGATCACGCAACGGGTTCGGTTCAACAGCGACGAATTCACCCGCGCCGATTTGATGACACGGGTTCGCGCTCAACAATCGCAGATTATGTCTGGCACACTTACGCCGAACGAAGCACGCGAAATTGAAAACCGTGAACCGTATGAAGGCGGCGATCAGTTCGTGATGGGTGTCGCAGGCGCACCGATTGCAGGCGTGGAAGGTGGCGATCTGCCGACATTGGGAACCGATCAGGTTCCACCAGAACGCGCCTACCGAAACGAAGTAGTGGTGAACCACGCGCCGATGCCAACACCGCTTGTCGTTCACGAAACACCGCAGAACATCAGCATCCAATATCCAGAACAGACGGTGAATGTTGAACCGCCGATTATCAAGTTTGATCCGCAAACCATAAACATCCCCGAAACGGTGGTGAATGTGCAAGTTCCAGAACCGCGCTTCGTCAGGCGCACGGTGGAACGCGATGCGGATGGGCGGGTATCCGCAATCATTGATGAAAGGATTGATGACTAATGGCAACGGGTCTTTCTGAATATCTTGCAAACGAATTGCTTGATGCTGTCGGTAACAACGGTTCGTTCGCAGTTACCACCGTCTATGTGCAACTTCATACGGGCGATCCGTCAAGCACGGGAACAGCGAATGTCGCAACCGAAACAACGCGCAAATCCGCTTCGTTCGGTGCGGCGGCAGGCGGCATCCTTACTTCGGATGCGGCTGTCACTTGGACAAACATCGCTGGTTCGCAGGATGCAACTTTCTTCACCGCGTGGGATGCGCTCAGTTCTGGCAACTTCCTTTTTTCTGGAACGATCACCGCGAACCCGTACACGGCTGGCGATACTTTCACGATTGCTTCTGGCGATTTGACGGTTTCACTAACGCTTGCTTCGTAGCGTCATAGGCAGATGATGCCATGACCATTATCTATCGGTTCGTTCTTGATGGGAACGAATTGGATGATGCTGATGTTGGTTTGGGTGCAACGCTGTTCAATGTTGAACGGTTCGCGCTTGATGGTTCGCCGCTTGATGATGAAGGTTTTGGGCTTGATGGTGATGATGCTTCGTTCCGTGTCATCGGATCGGGTGACAGCGAAGCGGGTGCGTTGGTTGCGCAGGCTTCTGGTGAAATCATCATCACAGTTGTTGCGCTGGCGGATGCGCAACTAGGGGAAGTTGTCGCGCAAGGAAACGCGACGGTTGAACATTCGGCATCTGCATCATCGTTGTTAGGTGGTGTTGCTGGTTCTGGTTCTGCGACGGTCACGGTTGCTGGTGTTGCCGCGTCATCGTTTGGTTCGTTGAGCGCGGAAGCGTCTGCGGATATTGATAATCCTGCGACGGGTGAAGCGTCGCTTGATGGTTTGGTTGCTCAGGCTTCTGGTGGTGTGACGCATCAGGCGCAAGCCGCGTCATCGTTCCAGACGATCACGGCTTCTGGTTCTGCGTTGGTGGTTGTGAATGCGTCTGGTGTGACGGTCATTCCTGCGGTGGATGCCGCCGCGATTGGAACGGTGATACCTGTCGGTGAAGCGATTGCTGATGCGGAACTTGGATTGCTTGATGCGTCTGCTTCTGCGTCGGTGACGAAGAAGGCTGGTGGCACGGGTGGTGTTCGTTGGTTGCAACAGTTGCCGCCGCAACCGCAGATCGTTGCGCCGAATGATGATGAAAAAGAAATTGTTGAAGCGGTTGTTGTGCGTGATCCTGTTTTGGTTTCTGGTTTTGCGTCGGTGGTGTTGGGTTCGGTTGGTGGGCGTGCTGTTGGTGGGGTGTCTTGGATTGCGGAACGGGATGATGAAGAACTGTTGATGATGTTGTGAAAACCCCCGTTTTTATTGGGGTTTTTGAATAGTTGCAAATACTTGACAGGTGTGCTATGATGAATACATCGGAATAAGGAACACCGATAGAAAAAGGAACAAGGAACAATGACCAACATAATCACTTTTCAAATGGCTGGAAAGTTGTTTGATGAAATTGAACATCGTTCAACCGATCCATCAATGTCGGCTGAACTGCAAGAAGCGGTGGATCAGATTTTTGAAACGCTGGAATACATCAAGCGTGGTCGCGGCTACACCGCACAATTCAAATGCACCCAACAACAATTCGGTTTGATTGTTGATCAAATGCTGATCGGCACATTGAACATTTTGGAATGTGAATGGGAAGTAGAAAAAGGAACAAAGTGGCGCAATGAAGTTGCGCCATTGATGCGCGGTTTGGTGAAGATTATTGAAAAGGCTGGTGCGTGAACATGACGACCAAACAAAAGTGCGAAGCATTCGCCACACAACACAACCTGTCACTTGAAGTTTCACGCGGGCGCGAATGGGGCGAACTTTGGGCAACATATTCCATTGATCTTCCCGATGACCAAATCACCGAAAGCGGGATGCGCGGGCGTGCGGGCGATTTGGATGATGGATCAGTTGAAACGATGGCGGAAGTCTGGCAATGCATTTGGGAAGATATGCAATCGCTTGTGGCGGAACGATGGGTGAACATCGCGGATGCAGATAAGTTCGGCATCAGCAATTAGCCCGATCCTGCGCCATCGCCAAACCGAACTAGCGAACGCTAGTATCCCGTGCGGATTGATTATCACATCTCACGGTAAAGGCGATACATGAAAACCACGCAAGTTACCGTAGGCACGACACCGACACTTATCGTTGAAGAAGATGATCAGAACAGATACATCTATTTGCAAATCATTCAAAGCGCAACGATTTATGTTGGCGATAGCACCGTTTCAACTTCTACGGGTATGCCGCTTGAAAAGCACAGCGCACCGCACGAATTCTTTTTACCGATCAAACAAAAGATGTATGGCGTAGTTACATCGCAAGTTGGTACTGCTGACCTGCGCATAATGACACCCGATGTGGATTGATTTTCATGCCTTACGGGATTTCGCAAAATCAACCTGACTGTTCGCGTTGGGCGGCTGTCGTTCAGCGTGAAGATGGTTCGTATGAAACCCTTGCTTGCTACGACACAAAGCAGGATGCGATTGATCGGATGGTGGCTCAGTCGCTTGCGGAAGATTTAGAACCAATCGGTGAAGTTGGTGCGCGGCAGATGGGCGAGATGGAAGAACCCGAAACGGAAGAACCCGAAACGGAAGAACCTTCTGATGATGTGGAAGAAATGTTGGAAGGTTTGGCTGAACAGCAGGAATATGGGATCAATCCGCGACAGGGTGCGATGTACGACATTTACGAAAAGATTGCGGAAGAATTCGGGAAGTGGGATCAGGGCATTGGTGCTGATGGTGCGCATTATGTAGCGCAGTCGCCTTTTGCTGATGAAGGAATGGTGTGCGCCAATTGTGTGTTCTATGAAGGTGGGCGTGGTTGCGAAATCGTTTCTGGTGATATCGCCCCCGAAGGTATCTGCAAATTGTGGATCATTGCGGAAAACAAGTTGGGCGAAAGCGAAGAACCGCAGGAAGAAGCGGCAAGTGTTGAGCGTCGCCAGATCAGTTTGATTGCACCCGATTTCATGGCGGCTTCGGCGCGGCGCGGTCTGCGTCTGCATGAAGAAGGTTTGTCTGGCGATGGTTTGGTTCCTGCGACTGTTGCGGATGCGCGACGCATGGCAAATGGCGAAGCATTGTCGGAAGCGAAGTGGCGGAAAATCCCTGCGTGGATTGCGCGGCACATCGTTGATTTGGATGCGGTGCAGGGCGATGAGATCACCGCAGGTCTGGTGGCAATGTTGTTGTGGGGTGGCGGTTCTTCTAAGACTTCTGCACGCAGGGCGCAGGCGTATGCGCAACGCATCGTGGATCAGTTGAATGCCGAAGCCGATAGAAATGCGCAACGCGAAGATGTAAAGTGTTCCCCATCT